GATCCAAGGCAACCAATTTTCTTTTTTCTCAGTCATCATCCGTCCTTGTGTATTGCCCGTCTCGCTCCGACTAACCTGCTTGTAAGGAATTGAAGGTTAGTAGGTAGTCGTTGCGATCTGGGCTTAGTCTTGGTCGTCGTCGCTGACCGTGGAATCGAAGGGCTCGCCAACAGCAACATCCTCCGAAGGATTCTCGACCTTCTGCGATTGCCACCAGAGCCAGAGCTTGAGAGCGATCTGGATAAGCAAAAAGAGCGTTGCCGGATCGATTCCGACCAACTCAGGATGCGATCCAAAGAGCAACTTTCCGGCTTCCTCATCGCCGTCGATGGTCTTTGCGACCAAATCAGCCACAGTTGGATCTGATCGACGAGCGATCCAAATTTCCCGAGCTGCCCGACGAGCTTTTAGCCTGTCAGCAAATTTTACGCGATTCACTTGGTCACCTCTGGCTTTGGATCCACTGGCCGAACCGACTCGCCGACAACCCAAGCTCCAATCGTGTAAACAAGCAACTGGATTTGATCCTCAGATAAAGGGACTTTATCTTTAAGGACGACAACGGCAATGGCCGCAGCCGATACCCAAAAGCGTTTGGACTTAAAAAGACTTTCCATAATTCTGACTCCTTTCCCGCATTTTAGGCTTGACCCGCTGAAATTGCAAGCAACCGCCCTAATTTCGCTTTAGACGCTTCTTTTTCTTCTTGACTACTTTTGACCGCGGTTGCCTTTTTCGCTCCATATTGAGCCCGAGGAAAGCGTTTAGAGCGTCAAAAATCAATCGGCTCTTGGTGGTCTTTCGCTCGATTGCTGCACGATCGATAACCTCCCAAAAGTCCGGCGGTTGCGAAATGTTTTTGCGTTGCGTCATTGTGTCACCTCGATCCATGTTCCAACCTTATCATCTGGCCCGACGTACCACTTTTCGACAGTCAGCCGGTAGACCTGCCCATCGTCGATGTAAGCAACGCCGTTGAGGGAATCGAGGATGCCCTTGGCCGTATTGTCGATGTCCGGCCTGCTCATCTTAGGTTCTCGACTCGCTCGACGAATCTTGCTATGGCCCTTCGGCCTTGAGTACCAGCAAACAATCTCGATTGACAATGGCCCTGTCAAGCATCGATTGATCGAAGATTTCCAAGCCAACTGGACAGCCTGTTTGAACGCATGAATCGGATGCTTCGCATCGACGTAGGCCCTAGCGAATCCGCCATGCGTCGAGACCTTTGGCCGTGGTTGCGCCACCGGCTCGCCTGGAATGAAAATTCTCACTTCGACTCCTCCTCTTGGATCAACCGATCGAGATACCACCGAGCCTTCTTGAGATCCTCGATGCCGTTCTTGAACCAGCACCGCAAAGCGTACTTTAGAACCTGCCAATGTAAACCAGCCACCTTGTTGCTTGGTGCATTCTCAATCGCTGCTTCGATGATGTCGATCGTTTCAGCCGGTAATTGCTTGTAGTGCGATGGATTGACGGGATCGCTTTCAGTTGTCAAGGATTGCTTGACAACCGCTTCGGGCTCGACGGGCTTGCAGTCTATGAGATACGGCCAAAAGCTTAAGTTGCAATAGACAATTTTAACCTTGCCGTGACAAGGATCATCAACAACCTCGCATTCAACCCAAACTTTATCGCCGACTTTGAACTCACTCACCTTGCACCTCGATTCCTCTTTTGTAATTCGTAATAATCTCAGTCCCGTCAAGTATGTCGCTTTCGTGCCGAAATTCTCTGTTTAACGCCCAGAATCTTTCACCGTAGACTTCGGTTATCAGCCTCGCACCTGTGTTGTCTACCTCAACTACCGTTGCTTTCACCCAAACCTTATCGCCGACTTTCATTTCTTTTTCCTTAACGCTGGATGATCTTTGTTGACGACGGCTCGGAGTGCGTCGAATAACTCTTTGGTTCTCGCCTGAGATTCGGTCAGCTTTCGGCTCGTTCGCTCAAGCTGCTTGCGAAGGTCTTTATTTTCGGATTTAAGATCCTCGATGTTGGCAAAGTATTCGGAAAGTTTCATTAGAACACCTTCGATCGTTCGCTTGGTTCTTCGATGCCATGCTTGGATCTTTGTTTCGCAACAACACGTTCAAGTGCTATGAGCTGAAACGCTTCAAATGCATTAATTTCTTCCGTCATCATTGCTATTGCTATTTCAAACGCTCTGCGTGCCATGTAGCGATCGCTGTCAAATTCTTTTCGGTCGCTAATCAATCCAGACAGCGCAGCTTCAGCGTAACGCCGGAATTGAACCAAATTCGGATCGCCTTTTTTTTCTTCAGCCATCTCAATACCCTCCAAAGTCATTATGAAACTCGGTAGCGACTTCGCTGACCGCCATTACAACACCGTTTCGCATCGCTAATGTAAGCTTTGCGATTTCTCCGTTCCGTTGTTTTGCCACCTCACAAAGCAATTCTTCCGAATCCCTCTTTTCGCGATGTAGTAAAATCACTGTGTCAGAATCTTCCTCGACGCTTCCCGATTCTTTTAGGTCGCTAAGCGTTGGCATAGTACCTTCTGCCTGCCTGCCAACTTGAGCCAAGACGACGACTGGAATCATCAGTTCTTTGCTGATCCTAACTAGCTCTTTCATGACGAACGAGACGCGAAGCTTTGGATCGCTGTATCCTGGAGCCCGAATCAACTGAAGGTAGTCCACTACAACGCACCTACAGCCACGCCTTGCAACGTCTGATCTTATGCGTCCTTCAATCTGTGCGATTGTCCCTGATGGCTTGTGCCAGAACTCCATCGGGGTGTCTGAGTCTTGCAGGGCCTTAGTCATCGCTGCGTCAAGTTGCTCGTTGGTATAGCTCAATCTGTTCAAGTCGCTGACCCGCATGTTAGACCCGCGCAGAACAAACCGCGATGCCATTTGCCGAAAGTTCATTTCGAGACTCACAAACAAAGTCGGCTTGCCAAAAGACTTCGCCATGCGATAGCAGACCTCTGAACCAAAAGCAGATTTTCCGATCGATGGCCTCGCTCCGATCGTGATCGTACCAGCCGGTAAGCCACCATCAAGAGCCGAGTCTAGTGGCTCGATCCCGGTCGCAAAAACCATCTGCCCGCCATCAGACTTGATACGCTCGCAATCCTCTAGGAAGTCAATCACAAGCTTACCGATCTGCTTTTGCTGATCCGATTCGCCGCCCATGATCCCAAGAGCCTGAGACATTTCACCAGCGAGCTCCATAGCATCGCAATTGGCCTCGATCGACTTTGCTTTGATCCGATCGATGAACGCCATCAAGTTTCGCCGCTTCGAATGTTTTGCGACGATTTCGGCGTAGTAGGAAACGTGATGCGGTTGACCATCCGTCAGCAACTCGATGAGCCTCTTAGGGCCCCCCATAGCGTCAACCGCTTTGACCCGAACAAGCTCGATCGCGACATTGGATCGAGTGATCGGTACGCCCATTTGAAGCATTGTTTGAATTGCTTGGAACACCAGCCCGAATCCATCAGACAAAAACGACTTCGAGTCAACGAACTCCGCCGCCTGGTAGATCGTCTCTGGATTGCAAAGAATCCCGCCCAAAAGGTTTTCTTCGTCCTTCAATGTCTGCTCGATCATTGGAAGCACCTTTCTGGACGAACCTCAAGAGGCTTGCGACGAGGATCCTGTCCGAATGGTAGACCTGGTTGCAATGGTGGACGATAGTCAACCTTGACGCCTTGGTACTCGTTGGCGGTTGCAAATGTGATCGCGTAAAGCAAATGAGCCTCATCGTCGAACGACGGAAAGATCCTGGATAGATTCTCCCTGTTGGCGATTGGCTTGCCCTTGCTCTTGCGCATTTCTTCAAAGTGACCAAGAGCCTCTAGGATCTTAGCTTGGTTCATTCCTTGAGGGATGATCCATTCACCCTGAGTGGCTTTCGGTTTTCGCTTCGATGGCTTCGAGGGTTCCCCCTTTGGGGGTAAGGGGGGATTTATTTCTTCTCTTCTCTCTCTCTCCTCTTCTCTAGGCGTAACAGTTACGTTACGCGTTACGTTACTTGTTACGTTACTTTTTGCGTCGACTCCAAGTCGCTTTTTCTCCCTGTACCGGGCTTGCCTTTCGGCGTTCTTGGACTTGTTTTTCCCGTCCGGCTCGACGTTGTATTCGTCGAAAAACCTTGGGAAAATCAACCCCTGATCATTTTCAACCACCCATCCAACGGACTCCATCGCATCGCCAAAAAGAGGCATGTCGGAGATGTCATCAAGCACCCAAAGACCAACGCCATAGCAGGCTAGATCGTCGCCGTTACGCACTCCTCGATGTCGCATCACGCCCCACACCGATAACAACGCACCAACGCAAGCGTTACGCATGGTGTTACGCGTTACGTTACGCGTTACGTTACTAATCCCGTCACACGTTACGCCCAAAAGCTTCTCGGCCATAAGGCAAACTTTGGGATCCCGGTAGAGATCCGTTCTCATCTTTATCCAATCACCGGCCATAGCAGCTTGACCCTTCCTTAGAAAAATCCCAGCCGGTATTCAGGCTGCTACCCCTGGCGCAGACGCGCCAACAGAAACCGGCTGGGATTGTTTTTGTTTTGCGTTGGGTAGCAACCAACGCCATCATTTTATCCATGTTTTCACGCTTCGGAAACACTACAAAACCTTGAAACCAGTAAAGAAAAACTTAATCCATTCAACATGATGCTCATCAAGATCAAACCATTCTCCACGCTTTCGGAAGTCGGCGAAAACCTGATGCAGTTTACGCTCATAATGACCGATCCCATCCGATGAAAAAATCATTTCGAGTCTAGGATCTTCGGCCTGCAATGTTTTCTCTCTCGCCTCTGGGTTTACTGCCCTGCCAATTTTTGTTAACCCGTTTGTGTGCCTCATCAAATACAAAAAAGATTTTTCGGCGGTTTGCCTTGATGATCTGCTGTAGGCAAACTGGACAGCCCCAACTCTCCTCGTTTCAACTTTATGCCTCCAGTCGGCGTGACCTGCAAAAGCTGCATCCATAGCGTTACCTAGCAACTCGACTATTTGAACCATTAGCTTGATCTCATCGTCGGTAACATCGCTAGGCCAATCAAAAATAGCCTCAGTAATAAGATGAATGGAGCAAAAATGGGCTTGTCTATATCTCCAACGCTTATTGCTTGTTCTCGTAAAAAAGTTACTCCAATCGTCCTTTTGAACTTTTAAGAAAAACCCATCGCTAGGATCGAAATCAAAAGACACATCGCAAGCCAATACGATCCTGCTTTCTGCTTTGCTTAGTAACTCTTTAATCATCTATCCACCCTCCAAAAAGCCATTGAAGCAAAACTAAAAAGAGCCGCCCGCTATTGTTGAGTCTCTTGGAATATGCTGCTTAGTCATTTTTTTGCCGCCGATCCCACTTGTATTTACTTCCGATAAACTGAAGAACCCGAATGTCTTTCCAATAGGTCGATTTTGAGTAAAGGCCGCTTTTAACCATCTCGGTGAAAATATCTCTAGGGTGCTTTTCTTGATGCTGGAAAACGATGCGAGCGACATGTTCTTTATAGACATGGTGCGTCGGAATGTGCCTCAATATTTCTTCCGTCGTTAGCGGAGCGTCTTTGATGTTCGCCACGGATGGATGCCTATCTGCCGTTAAAAGATCAAGAGCGTCAGCGATTCTCTCTAACGAGCGAGAAATGCTGTGTACCTGCTCGCGATCTAGCCACTGTGCAAAATTTTCTTGCATCAGCTTGCTGTCGTATTCCATTGTTTCACCATTAGTTAGAACCACCGAACAACCGCCCCACACGGAGCGTAAAAGAGCCGCCCGCCCTCTCGAACGAGCGACCCTGTGGTAGGCGAACCGACCTGAGAATAAATCATTTACCAATACCTTTCCTTGACCATCCCATCATTAATGAGCCAAGCGTTTAGCGACGATGGAGCGACCTCTAGGATCTTATCTCCGTTGACAAAAGCCAGCGATGCAATCGGCCACGCATCGTAAATGATCGCAAGAAACCGCCCGTATTTGTCGCGAAACTGCTTGCTCTTGGGAGCCTCTACGGATTGCACGATGACAGTACGATCCGCGAAGTATAAATTGTTCAATCCTCGTTTAAGATCCTTTCCTGCCTGCGTCCTCATCTCAGGAGCATCGATACCGTAAAGCCGCATCCGCTGCTTTGTAAAGTTATTGAATCC